GTTTTTAACAAACGAAACCGAGCAGTTGATACAATTATCGTAGAGTGTATAATTTGCGACATTGAGAACCCATAGATTATTATTTTTATCAAGATATTTAGTTCCCTTTTTCAGTCTGTTTGACCAACTTGTTATTTGCATTGTTCCACTTAATTGTGGTTCTCCTGTTTTAAGAGAAACACCGAGCATATTTAAGCCCATTTTATTAAGGTCAACTGCACCATTATTTTGGTTGATTAAAGTTTCACCATCGCTTTTATTGTTAAGAGTTTCAACAACTGTTCTTCCATCAAAAGTAGAAATGTATGTTAATCGCAATTTTGTGTTATACCATTGAGAATAACCACCTGAATTGGTTAAGTTAGGGTCTTTGTTGTTATGGTCACTTCTCCATTGTGTTATATTTCTAATTCCAAGAAAAGTGAAAAAGGAATGAATACAAGCATAATCAAAATTAGCCAACACAGTTCCTTTCCAAGTAGTATAGAATTCGCCACAATTCACTTTTGTATCGCCTTTATTGTAGTTAATACAATTTTCTTTGACTATTGAACCATTAGATAGATAATCGCCATTTGATCCGTTATTTAACAAAGTCCATATAGAGCTTTCAAAAACTCTTTTTGTAATATCTAACGCAAAATCTTCGCAATTATAATAATCATCTCCTGTTCCAAAAGGCAAAAAACACCTATTGACTAAAAGTTCGCATTTAACTACTTGGTAAATAGGTTTATCAACATAGAATTGGTGGTCGCTATTGCTTTCTGGAACGCCTAAAGTTGTGCTACGAACAAAAGCAAACGAATTCTTACTTGGAAATGTTCTTTCTTGTCTTGCATCTTGGTAATAAGCGACTAAACGATTTGTATATCTATCTTCGCTTATTGAGATATTTAGCCCTGCAAACTTATTTTGCGATTCAATAGTTGTAGTTGTATCGTTATCGTTAAAATACTCAATACCGAGAACATTATTGTTATCTAAAGTGAAAATTGCATCAAACAATCTAAAGACTTCGGCAACACATTCATACATCGCGCATTGAGTAAATGTGAAATTAGGCGAAATTGTGTTCTTTAGTAGATTATATAGGTCTGGGTTAGAAACGCTTGTTGGAAGGGCAAATAAAGGGGTTCTTTGGTATGTATCGGTTGTTTGTCTTTGTCGCTTTCTCAATAATTCCAAAATATCATATGCAGAATAGTAATAAGTTTCAGCATAAACCTTTGCATTCAATATAATTCTTCCATCACTTGCATTTACCCCAGCAGGAACAGGAACTGTGTAAACTATATATAGGTCAGTTGCCCCATTTTCTAATAATTCTTTAATTCTTCCACATTTAATTTTCTTATTAAAAACTAATTGCCCACCTTCAAGAGAAGATGATGATATTTGTTCGCTTTGAGCAACACCATTAAGATTGTAATAAACATTTACATAATTTCTAAAAGTAAAACTTTCGTTGAAAGCAGTTTCAATTTCAGCTTGTGTATTATATCTTTTTAGGGTTGTTATAACGCCATATAAATCTATTTCAATAAATGTGTTTGCTATTTTTTCTCTGTTATCTAATGTAATAACAAAACCTGTTCCTATGCCACAAGAATCTTCTACATGACTTGTTCCATTATATATTTTTGTAGTTGTTGCCCAAAAACTTTCTTTGAATCTATTAGCAGGTTGTGAGAACGATGAATTGCGAACTAAATGTTTGCTTAATTTTCTTGTATTTTGAACGAGTGATAATGTATGTCTATATCTTTCAGGGTTTAATGAAAAAATCTCTACTGAATCACTAACAACATAAAAATAAAGAACATCTTGCCCGTTTTCAAAATCAACCCTAAATTGTTGCATTGGTGCGTATGGTAATCTTTGAGAGTTTGCTTCCAAAACAGCAGAAGCACTATCAAGTGTTTCATCTTCGGTTTCAGTAATTGTTGGTGCTACTTCAACTTTTACTTGAACATTATTAAGATAGAATTTCATTGTTAAACCCCCTTTCCATAACTATTTATAATTGCATCGCCTGTGAGTTGTCTATATTGATTTAATCTATCATTTTGAACTCTAATTTGTAATGCAGTTCTTTCGGCATTAACTATTGTTGAAAATGGTTTTATAATTGCATTGATTTCTGCGTGTTTATTTGTGAAATATGTTTGATAAGAGTAATCACCACTTGCAAGTGATCTAAAACTTTCAACAGTTTGGATAGTTTGTTCTCCAAGTTTGTAAACTGCAAATGCTCCAGCAATAGCAGGAACAGATTTTGCAACATAACTAATTGCACCTGACAATAAGCTATCAGGGTTTTGAATTGCACCTAAAGTCTTTGAAAAGCCATCACCAAAACTCTTTGTTTCGCTTTTCTCGTTATCGTTTGCTTTAGTTGGGTGCGATTCTTCGGCTTGGTCGCTATGTATGTAGATGTTGTAGTCTGCCATTAAATGCTCACTTTCTTGCTAAATGTAATCGTTAGCGTTATTGGTTGGCCTTTAGAAATTGGCATATTTACGCTTTGAATATAGACAGTTCTTGTATATGTTTTTGTGTCAAGTGTCAATGTTAAAGTTAATGCGAGATTTTGCAAAGTTCCACCAAACCATTTTTCAAGTAATGTTTGATAGAAAGTGTTTGATTTGTAATAAATTGCAAATGAAGTTCCCATAGCAGTATTGACTGCCAAACCTTCGCTTTCTGGAATTGTTGCACCTAATAATTGTTGTGCAGCAGGTTCACTATTACTTTGCATTGATCCACTCGCAAATGTTGGTGTATCGGTCAATGTTGTATTGTTATGTGAATAAGCTAATGTGAATGTTGCAGAGTTTCCGTATAAATAGTCACTTGCCATTGATGAAAGATAAAGTGTTATATTCATTGACATATAAGGTTCTTTGATTTCAATTTCTCTTTGATAAACATTTTCAACCCATGTCTTATATTCTTTCAAATCTAAATCGGCAATTTCGCCATATTGAGCAGGTGTAATGTTAGAAACGCAATATCCTGTATTAGTGCCATAACTCATATAGCCACCGACAAACTTTTCAGCAAGATATTTTTGTAATGCAAAAAAGTCATCTTTGAATCTAACAGGGAAATAAAATGTAATTGGGATATTAACTTCTTCTTCTAACAGAGTTGGAACTGCATTGAATCTTCCACCTAATGAACCGATAAATACAGGAATGAAATTGCCACCACTTTGCTTATCGCTAATTTGATCCAAGTGAAAGCCTGTTGTTGCAACAATAAAATTATAGCCGACAGGGTTGTCGCTATGGTTTAGTATAGCTTGTATTTTTTCTGCAACTTCATTTAATATAATCATTTTACTACCCCATTGTATTCATCACATATAAACTTAATAATCGCATTGACACTTTTATTTGAAATGAAACCTTTATGCTTGGTTGATCCACAATGGAACTTTCCATCAAATCGCCCACCGATGCCGAATGTCATACCCCTACCAAAAGCGTTAGGTATATCATGTGGTTTGCTTCCTTCTTCCAATGCTTCAACATAAGGTGCGATAGTGCTATCAAAGTGAATTCTGTATGTTTGACTATCCACCATTTGCCCACTTGTTGCATTGAACTTTAAGTTGCCACTCTTAAACGGAAACCAACTCGCATTTTTGATAAGACTAACTGAATCTTCGCCAAGTTCCTCTAAATTCATACTAATTCAACGCTAACCCTTTTGGACTTCTTTTAATAATATAATCATCGTTGAATAGACTTGCATTTATTATTAACGATGTGTCAATAAATACGCCTATGCTTTCAACAGTCCAATACTTGCCCATAAACTTTATTCTATCGCCACTCTTGACTTCATCAGGCAAGTTTGTTGCTTGAACATAGACTGAATCGGTAGAACCTTCTACACCCTGTTGTATGCGATACCTTTTAATGTCTTTTTTGCCAACAGGTTTGCCCTTAAATGATAATGAAGGGAAAGTGTTATATTCGTATTTGCTATTGGGTTGCAAATCGTATTTTTCAAGTGTGTAATTTTCGCCTATTGCTACAAGCATAATGAATACCTTAAACTTATTGGAAATGCAAAGCTAACCATTATATTGAAACCGAAATAGAGTTGATTTGAGTTCATTATCTTTTCTTCTGTTTCAACGCTTATGAGATTTCTTTTGATTTCTTCTCTTGGTAAGATTTGCCCATTTGCAACATTGATCGCAGGTGTATTGCCTAAATCGTTATATCCACTTTCAATGTCTGCTCTCATTTGAGTAATTAGAACCGATAAAATGAATTTTCTACCTTCTTCGGTTTTATTGATTAGTGTTTGCACAAATGGAATGTTTGATGAATGACAATGAGTATATATATAATTATAGACTACTCTACTATTGTGTTTTATTCTTTGCTTTAAGATTTCAGTATCACGATAATTGTGTGAGAAATCAGCATTGACAAAATCAAACTTTAATTCGTATTCATCAAAAGTTGAATTATAGACAAGTTGTTGGTCGCTATATGGCGAGGTTTTAGTTAGTTTTTTCATATACTTTATTTTAGATAAGTAATTCTTAAATTACAACAATAAAAAAAAGGATATATTGCTATACCCCTAAAAAGTTAATTTTTAATTATGCAGTATATGTGACTGAATCAAGTGAGATAGAGCCATCATCTGCGATTGCAAGAACTGTGACAACATCACCACTTGAAAGGTTGGAAGCGTATGAAGTTTCAACTGCACTTGCTTGTCCATCAGTAATTGTGATTGTGCCTTTCTTTGCACCATTTGTGTTGTATGCTTTTAAGAAAGCACCGACAGTTGTGTATTTAGCAGTTCCAACAACATAAGCAGCGCCCTTAACATGTTTTTCGTTGAAGTCATCTTCTGCTTTGATTGTAGAAGTGAGTTTTGCAGCAGTAGTTGCGTTTGTTAATGTTGGGAATAATCTTGAACCTGCACCTTTTAGTTTGAATACAATAGAACTTGCAACTGAACTAAAGAGTGTCTTTAAGTCTGCGATTGGGTTGTAGTTATCAGTTGATAATGCAACAACGCCCTTTGGATACCAATGCTTGCAGCCGAACTTTACATAAGGTTGAACAACTAAACCCTGTCCTGCTTGTGCATCAACGATTTTGATTCTCTTTGAAGCTGAAACGCCTCTTGCACATGCGTAGGAAGAACAAATATAACCAATGAAATCGCTATACTTGAATTCGCCTGTTGGGAAGCCGCAGAAGTCAGCAGCGTGTCCTAATGATTCGTTGGAGATGACATGACAAGCGACACCATCAATATCGCCAATATAACCATCTTCATTCTTTGTTGCATTGACACCTGCATTGATTCCTGAACCTTTAGCAATATCGTAAGCATAGTTGGCCCCACCAAGAACGAGAATTCCACTTGTTTTTAATGTTGCTCTATAACCAACTTTGAATACTGCTACTCTTGTATCTTCTGGGAAGATGTCAATACCATGTGCTTCATCGCCTTCATCAAGTAAACCATTTGCTTCAACAAACTTATTAAGAACAACTTTGTTTGTGACATCAGTTGATGTAATAGTTTTTGCATTTCTTGTTGAATCTTCAAAGTTTGCAAGTAAGTGAGCAGCAGCAGTCACACCATTGAGAATTGTTGCTAATCTATTTGAGAAGATTTCAGTTTCTTCTGCAAGTAGATCAACTTTAATCATATCTTGTCTTGCTCTTGGGATATAAATTGGATCATCAAGAACTTGTAAGATTTCAATGCCGACTGTTTCTGTTTGAACATAGTGTGAATTTGCAGAGAATGAAGCACCATTTTTATTAGCACCTTGTTCTCTTGGTTTCATCTTGTTTGGTAATACCCTATTGACAAAGACTTGTGCTGAACTTTCGGCATCATCTTCACTAACGAATTTGTCTGTGACACCTGTGCCATCTTTCTCAATTAACTTTTGGTATGAGTTTTTGAGAACTGCTGCACTAAATCTTCTTTCTGCTGAAACCCCATTGATGTAGGTAGCATTTGTTGGGGAAAGAATTTGTGAAATAACTTCAATAGCCATTTTCTAAATCTCCTTATCTTCTATGGTTTATTTCTGCCAATACCGATTCCATCGGATCATCTATTGGTTCTTTTGCTGGTGCTTGGTTTTGGTCTATGCCGATAGCATCAGCTTCATCGGTAAGAATCTTTGATTTTTTCAACGCTTCTTCAAGAGCATTTAATCTCTCTTGTAAACCTTCGTTTGCTTTGGTAAGCTCATCAACCTTTGTTGAAAGTTCTTGTGTTAAACCATCATCAACAGGTGGTAATGGTGGCACAACTTCTTCTTGGGTTGGTGCTTCAACAACTTCATCGGTTGGTGCGATAGGTTCTTCAACAACAGGTGCATCTTCAACAGGTGCAGGTGCTTCTTCTACTACTGCGACATCTTCTTTAGGTTGTTCTTCAACAGTTTCATCGCCTTTAGGTTCACAATTTTTGCAATCTTCCCCTTCTTGCTCATCTGTTGGTTTTTCTTCTTCGTTAGTTTCACCTTTTGCTAATTCGACGATTTTAGCGATTTCTTCTTCGCCTAAACCTGCTTTAGTTAAAAGTTTCTCTAACTTTCTAATAAATTTTTCTTCCATTTTTGGAATCTCCTATATATTTAACTCAATTCTTTCAGCTACTAAACCTTTGGTCTTTCACATAATTTGAGTAAATAACAATTTAATCTTCTAAATCTTCAATGTGTTCATTCCATTGAGATTCGGTAATTGGTATTAAATCAGTTCTTTCGTCTTTGAGTGAATAATAATTGCCTTTTGAATCGGCATAATAATATCTCATTTGCTTTCTCCTTATTTTTCCACAACTGTATCAGTCAATGTTGTAATTCCACTTGCCGAAATAGTTATTGTTGTTCCACCAAGTTGTTTTAATCTTATATTTCCTGCATTTGAGTTTGCATAATCATAGAATGTGATTTGCGATTCATCATAAGCACCATGCAATACAGGGAATAAACCTAAACCGAATATATCGTCCATGTGAGCAAAACTACCCATTTCTAAACCTAAAGCATTATCACTTAAACTCAAAAATCTCATAATTGTTGAACCATCAGCTACAACAGTGTGCAAATATAATCTTGTGCCTGTGTCTGCTTTCCAACCATAACCTGTTGTTGTGTGATATAAGACTTCGCCTACATGACCTGTTGGATCAGGGATAATTGGGTCGCCATCAGTATCGGTAATTTGTTGCAAGTTATTGATTTTTACTTTGCCATCAACTTCTAAATCAGTTCCACATTCAACTTGTTCATCGGTTTCGTTGTAAATGAGTTTGTCTTTGATTTGTTGTTCCCATTCACTTTCTCCACCACTTCCAGAACCTGCATTTGCTTTTGCGATTTCTTTGACATCTTCAACATAAGGCAAATTGACAACAGTTGTTTTTGGACTTGTGACAACTACTGCATCGTTTGAATGTTCGCCTTTGACAAATGTTGTTTGTTGTTCTTTGACTTTTAATTCTTTTGGTTCTGCCATATTATTCTCCTTTTTGTAATTCGGTTAATTGCTTTATATGTTCAACTTCTTCATCTCTTATATGAATCAAAACTGCTTTTGCTTTTTCATCGGTCATTTTTTCAATAGCTTCTTCATAACCTTTGATTGCTTCTATTTCATCTTTGATTAGAAAGTTAATTGTGTCGGTCATATTTGTTCCTTGTTTTGTTTTGCTAACATTTCATCAAATCTTTTCCCAAAATAATCTTCTTCTCTTTTTCTTGAAGAACCTTTAGGCACTCCAAATCTATTTAAGAAATGCTGGATAAATTGGTTTCTGTCGCCATTAGCTTCCTTAAAAAATTGACTTAAGTAGAAATTGTGCATATCTTCGCCAACAGTATTCTTCTTAACATCGTTAACCAAATTGTTAATTCCTGTGCCTAAATTATTATTCATACTTATTCTCCTATTTTTTTAATTCTAAAATTATTTTGAGTGAATTTCAACCCATTCTATAATTTTCGTTTGCATAACCATATTTTGCACAAAGTTGTCTATGCTCTTTGGTTTTTTGGTTAATCTTTTTGACAATTTCGCTGACATCTTGCTTGTTTAATTTTGCCAAGCGATAATCAATTTTCAAGTGTCTAATATCGTTTTCAAGAGCTTTGATTTTTGCATTGATTTCACGCTCTTTCTTAATATCTTCTGCACTATATTCTTTTGGTGGAAGTTGTCCTGTATATTCAATTAAACGATGTCGGCAGTTATAACCATCAATAATAGAATTCTCGCCATAGTCTTTGCCATTTTTCCCGTATTGGTGTAAATGCCTAACTTCTTCAAAGCAATAAACAGTATTGCCATCAACTTTTTCTTTCATTCTATGCCCACTCAAATCGCTATGTTCTGCGAGAATGTCAAATAATTTGCCCTGCCATTTTTCGCAACGCTTTGAGCAGTCAGGGTGCGAACTTGTCCACCAATAGCGTTTTCCTGTCGCTTTTGCATCTTCAACCATTTTAAGTTGGTGTTCGTGTCTAATATCTAATTCAGCTCGTTGCCAAATTGAAAGTCCTACACCATTGGAATCGGTTGCAGTAATTGATTCATCGGCAACTTGCTTTATATATCTCTTAACTTCTCTTACATAATTTGAAACATAGTTAGGTGTGCCTTTTGCTTGTTCCCACATTGAATAAGGGTATTTCTTAATCGTTTGTTGTAAATCAATAGGTGTCGCAATTACAGGCACTCTCTCGCCTTTGTTTTGTAGCGTTTGTCTAACGATTAAAGAAGTAGCAAAAAAAGTAGCAATCGCACTACTATAATAATCGTTTAGCATTTTCTCTGCTTTGATTCTTAAGCCATTGACATAAGATTCTTTATTGATGACATTACTTGGCATTGATTTCCATAGATCACTCAAAACTTTTTCAATTTGGTTTATGAGTTCTTGTTTTGGTTTCAAATGTAAAAAGTAATATACAATTAGTTTCTTAATGTGAACTTCGGCATTAAAAACTTTAGGAAGGAATGTGCTTTGATATAGTGTATCGGTTGCTACTGACTTCATACTCTTAATGGTGCAGTTGAACCACTTGGATCATCTGCAATATCTCCAAAATCGCCATTGTCGGTTAACTCTGCCATTTGTTGAAGTTGCATTTGTTGTTGTCTTAAATTAGCATCGTCAATTTTCTTTTGTAGCGCTTCTTCATCTAAATCAGGGTTAAGTGTTCTAATTGCTTCTTCCATGTCAATTAAGCCAAGTTGCAATTCTTGTGCTATTCTTTGAAGTAATCTATCTTTGTTGACAAGAGAAGGACTTGCAAATGCGATTTTAACATTTACAGGTTTACCATAAAAATTAAGTGTTGTGTCTAATAGTCTATTTATTGCAGGTAGGAAATAAGCTCTCTCATGCGAAATAAAAGCAATAGCAACATCATCTTCACTATCAATTTGTGTAGCAGTCATTTGTGCTTGTCCGTTTGCGATAAATGAAGAAATGAGTTTTGCGTTTGTGTTCCACTTGACTGCGATATTTCTTAACGAGTTCTCTTTGATGACTTGCCATTCTTGAGCTCTTAATTGAAATTGGTTAACAACGATTTTTTGTTCATCAGGGTTGACACCACTAACTGTTTCTATTGCTGTTTCTGGCATTGTATTGAGTGTTGGTTCGGCAATTACATCTCCAAGCGATAAAGACTTTGGTTTGTAAACTGTGCCTTTGCCCAAATACATATCACGAATTAAATACGAACTTGCTAACTCATAAGTAATTAAGTCATCTTGAATTGGAACTAAAAGTGATTCACCAAAACCTGTGCCTGTTGGAACGGATAAATCAAGATTAGCGTTTCTTAAAGGTTCGCAACCAAGATTTATAAAACCGAGTGGTTGTTCTTCATCAAGTCTAATAACTGAATAGTCTTTCTTTAAGTTATCTCTAATTTCTTTTGGTAATTCTTGCCATTTGATTTTATTTGAAGTCCAAGATGTTTGATTCAAGTTATTTAGTGTTGTGCCTTTACAATGGTGGACTTCATAAACAACATAAGGTTCTTTGTCGCCTTTTGCATGGATAACTTCTACTGTGCCATCAAGTTTCTTAAATATCTCTGGTTCAAAGTATTTCCAATAACGATGTTCAACTAAATAAAATTGTTCGTTGTTGTGCCCCTGTCTTGTATCGGCATAATTGCGAATCATAAATGTTGCTTCTTTAACTTCATCTTTGAAATCGGTTAAGTAATAGCAATTATCAAATCTAACTGCTTCCCACCATATATTGTTGTCGGCAGTCTTATTCATTTTGAGCAACGATGTTCCAGCAGCACATGAGAAACCAATAGCACCATAAACTGCTTTCATAATGTTGCTATCTTCTGCCCATTTAGAAACAAAGCGTAATTGATCGTGTGAGTTTCCAATATCTCTATCGTTTAGTTTGAAGATTAGTTTTTCTCCAACGATTTGCTTTGTTAAACCACTAATTAAGCGAGTTGCAAGTCTTGTAGAAACTACACCTGTAATTGCTGCTTGGTGGACTGTTGGAACATAGCCATCTAACCAATATAATGCTTGTCTAACATATTTGATTAAGTAGTCACGATAATAAGTTGGTGCAAGTGCATAAAAGAGTGAGTTATTTGCATAACTATATGTGTCATTTATTGCCTGTGTTAAGCCACTTTGCCATACAGGGATATTTGCATTATCTAATGGTGCATCAATAATCTCACTCATATTTTAATCTCCTATGCTTCTTTTTTTGCTTCTTTGACTTGTTCTGCGTTTTTCTTTTCTAATTTCTCGTTAGCTTCTAATATGTTTTCAATGCCTAATTTTTCGCAAATAAGCATTAAGAGTTTCAAGCAATCTACAAAGTCTGTGTGTAAGTTTCTACTCCAAGTTAATGTGTTTGCGAATAATCTAAACATCATTTGCTTGTAATTGGCATCGCTTAATTGTCTAATGTCAATTTCTCCATCGCCTAATGTGAACTTATCGTTTGTAAGCTCAACAGGTTGTTTTGCCAACTTAAACATTTCTTGAATGTCTTTAATCTCTTTCTTTGTTGGTTTTGTTTCTTCATTGACTGCTTTTTGTAATGTGTCAATAACATTAGCTTTCTGTTGTTTTGTCATAACTTTCTCCTTTATTTTTAAGTATAGCACCAATAGTTTGGCAATTTCCACCACGCATTTTAACAACATTGAAGAATTGTATATTTTCTTGGTTTGAATACCAGAAATAAGTTCCATAAGTCCAAGCATCTGCGACATCGTTTGGAACTATTGGATCATAATTATTTTGTTGCTCATTCCAAATCAAACTGTCTAATTGTTCGGCAAGTAAATTGAAATCTTTTTGAACCCACTTATTTTGTTGATAATCGCAGTATTTCTTTTCTTCCACGATTATTAAATTATTATTTGCTATTGCTGATTGACAAACACCAACCATTTCTAAAACATGGGGTTTCTTTATCGGTTGAATGTCTGCTCTATCGCTTAAAAAGAATTTAACTTCTTGTATCAAGTCAGGTGCTGCACTATCTATTCTAAACCAAACAGGAAGAAGTTGCATATTTGGGTGTTCTCGTTTTTCTTTTGCAGTTCCTAAATTGAATCTTCTACAAACTCTATCAAACCAACGAGTAAGGTTATTTTGAACAAGCATGTGATAAGAGATGACACCATCAACTAAAGGGTTGTGATAAAAGATTTCGCTACCAAATACAACCGATTGTCCGTTATTCAAAAGCAGGATAGGAACAAAAGCAGTTGAATCTCGGTTGACTGCACCATCTCCACCGACAACCATACCGACAACTTTTAGACTGCCTTTTTCTTTAACAAAGTTCCAATCTTCAACGCTAATAATATGTTTCTCTGGTCTAAACATTGGATAAACTGAACCAAATGCAGAGTTTGGCGTTCCTTCATAAAACCAATTATAGTAGTCATTGTTTGTAGCTTTAGTTTTAATTATTTCTTTTAAGTCATAATCGTTGATGAATGGGATAATGTCTTTCCAAGTGATATTTCTTACAATATAGTCTGGATCAAACTTCTTTTCTTCAATGAATTGCCAAAACCAATGACTTTTTTGTGGTTGTGGGTTGCCTAATATAAAAACTCTTACACCTTCGCCATAATCTCTACGGAAAGATGCAAACGCTTCATCAAGATTTCTTTTATCTTTAAGTTCCTGTGTTTCTTCAAGTATGACAACTTTAATAGGGTGTTTTGTCTTAATAGATTTAGTCCTACTTGTATTTGATCCACCATAGCCAATAAAGTAAATTGTTCCTGCATCGCCTACTCTCTCAATTCTCAATGGCGATTTCTTAAAAACAAATTGATCTTTGTATTCGGCAAAGTCATTATTGATTGTATCTTGAAAAACTGAATAAGATGAATCGGCAAGTGAACCATAAGAAACTCTTGCGACAATAATATCGGTGTATGGAAAGAGCAACATAAAAAGAATACTAATCAATGCAGTTCCTTTTGTTTTTCCACCAAGTCTGCCACCATAGATGATTGAGTAAGGGCAAACTGAATCTAATATCTCTTTATACGCATCTGGTAATTGTATGTTCACGCTTTGCTTTCTCCATTGAGTTCTTTATCAACAAGAGCTTCCATATCGGCAACTCTCTGCTCATCTTTTTTGTCGCTTGAAATGAACTCAACACTTATTGGTTTTAATTGTTTTATAGTTTCTTGTCCTTTGGTATCTTTGCCATATTTTTCAGGGAATAATCTTTCAAGCAGCCATGTTGAAGCACAGTAATTGTTATTGTGTTTGTCCTGTGCTTTGTGAATATCATTTATCAGTTTCAATTCAAGCATGACTTTATCTCGCTCTAATTGGCGAACAATGTTATAGCAATCTATTACATATCTTTTGAATTCTTTATCTTTGGAATAAAGTGTCATTTTCTTTTTGAACTGATCTTCTTGCGAGGGCGAGAGTGTATTTATCCCCACCCCAACTACACTTAAGTTAGTGTTCTCTATTATTTCATTTAATTCATCAGTTTCTTGCTTTTTACTACTAATATATAAAAATAGTAAGTATGAATTATAAATCTCTGCGTATATGTATTTATCAATGTCAGCATATAAAAGTGCTTCATTAAGACCTAAACCAAGTCTTATAGCATCATGTAATTTTGTGAGTTGTGTTTCTGTTGCACCAATGTCATATTTCATAATTTTTGCTCTCTCTTGTCGCATAAAGGGTAGCGAGAAAGCTATTACTACCCAATATGCTTATTTTATTTTAAGTCATTTCTCGTAAAATTAGAAAAACTTTTGAAAAGTGATAACAAGCAGTTGACATTATGCAAACTCTTTGTTAACATTTAGACACATAATTGGAAAGGAGAGAAATGGAAAACTTTGGAGAAAAAATAAGAATTGGCAGAGTTAAAAAACATTTAAGCCAAAAGCAACTCGCACAACAAATCGGTGTAAGTAGAACCATTGTTGTTGCATGGGAAAATGAAACAAGAAAACCCAAGTTTGAACACTTAATTAAGTTAGTTCATCTACTTGAAATCAATTTATAGGAGAAAGCAAAAATGAAGATTACAAGAATTGAGATTCCAGCATTTAGAAACATTGAACATTTGTATTTAGATATACCAAGCAACATTATTTCTTTCTGTGGGAACAATAAGTTAGGCAAGACCAACTGCTTAAATGCACTTTATTGGTGTCTAACAGGTGTCACATTGGATAATACATCTGGAGATGAAAAGAATATCCCTTATGGCAAAGATAGTGCAGAAGTTCGCATCATAACCGACATGGGTAAGTTCGCTCGTTCAGTTAATGCCGACCACAAGCAAACATTGAAGATTGATGATATAGAAGTCAAGAAGAATGAGTTTGAAGAAAGAGTTTATAAAAAGTGTAATAACTTATTCAACGAGTTTAGATTCTTCTTAAACCCAATGTATCTCGCACAGGTTAAAGAGAGCGATTTTAGAAAGTGGTTTATCAAACATTTAGAACTTGATATTGAAAGCGAGTTTAACAAACTTGATGAACTCAAAAAGAGCTATCTAATAGAACTATCGCAAAGAAAGTTTAATGTTGAAGAAACAAGCAAGTCATTTGCCGATAAGAAAAAGACATTTAAGAAGAATGTTGATGAATGGGTTATCATCTGCGATTATTTGCATAGATACCAACCAAGTCTAAAGCGTGATATAGAACAAGCCGAACTTATGTTATCTATCCACCAAAAAGACTTACAGGATATTGAAACAAAGATTATTTTATTAGATGAATTCGTTGTTGAACTTGATAAGATATACCAAGAGAAAACCGATGTCAAATTATTAGAGAAAGGCATTGGAGAAGATGTTTGGAAAGAAGTTTGCCGACCATTAGTTAAAGGCACAAGCACTTATTGGTTCAATGGATCAACTGCCGAACAAAAAACAACGCTTTGTAATTTCGTTGCATCTATGGGTTCAACGCTTCCAATGTTTATAGATGAAGCCGAGATATTTGATAGCGATTCATTAAGCAATCTTAAAGCAACTGTTAATAACCAAATCTTCTGTGCGAAGGTTGTAGATGGTTTAACAAAGATTCATGTTAAGGTCGATTAGAAAGGGGGAGAATGAAGAAAAACGAAGTTATTATCCTTCGTGTTTCAAAAACTGACAAAGAAAAGATAAGGGCAAAAGCCGAATCAAATGGTTTGAGTTTAAGCTCTTATCTAATTATGTCGGCATTAAGAAACCGAAAGTAATTATTGAAATGTATATACTAACCTTATACAATAATAGCAATAGGAAAGGAGAAAGCTATGGCACATGGAAACGAGAAGAATAAAGAAAGATATTATTTCTTAAAAGTTCCACAAGCATTCTTTAGATCACTTCGCACAAGAAAATTAAAGAAAATGCCAAACGGACATACTGCAATACTTATCTATCTTGAAATGATGGAACTTTGTGCAGACAACCAATTTATATTAGTTTATGAAGGGGTTGAAAACTCTATTGAAGAAGAACTTGCAGTTAAGTTGGAAGAAGATGTTGGAGATATGAAACTGACATTTACTTATCTTAAAGGGTTGGGTTTACTTGAAGAACTATCTAATGGCGATATATCTTTGCCTGAAGGACATACTCTTGTAGGTTCAATCTCTTACTCTGGTATGGTTAAGAAAGAGCAAAGGGTTAGACAAAATCTAACCAATGTCCAACCATTGTCTAACTATAAAGAGAAAGAATTAGAATTAGAGTTAGATACAAATAAAGAGTTAGAACAAGATAAAGATATAGACCCAGATAATATGCCATTCTAAAGGAGATAATATGAATTCAATACAATGGAAACTTTATAACTTATTACAAAGTGATACTGACAAATGGTTCACTCAAAAAGAAATCTGCGATGCAATTAGCGAATATACTTATAGCGATGATGATAGAAACCATTGTGTCGCTATTGGAGAAGATAGAATCGCAATCAACAACGATCCACGAGTTGATATGATTATCGTGACCAAAAAACATTGTTTCAAGATTGCAACTTATGAAGAATACATTGAAGAACGAAATTATCACATTAGAAGGTTAAAGTCACAGGTTGCACAAGTTGAAGCTATGGACTATAAAATGAGTAGAAATGGGCAGGGAAAGTTGCTCAATAACATACTTGAAGAACTTAAACCTGAAAACAAGCAGTTCTACGAAACATTTAAGAAAAGGGGAGAAAGCGAACAGGTAAAAATTGAATCTCAAACGATAGAAGAAAAAGAACACAAACTCTATCAACCAAATCTATTTGGGTGTTAAGAAAGGAAAGGTAAAAAAACTTATGTCAAACACAGAACAAAAACAACCAAAATTCAGCGTAGTTATTCAACAAGAAAACTACCAAAAACTCATTAACGATACTTTAGGAGATAAAGAAACTGCTAAAAGATTCGTTGCAGAAATCACATCAGTAGTTGCAAATAACTACACATTACAAAAATGCACATCTAACACAATTATCGCAGGGGGTTTATTAGCACAAAGTCTTAAATTGCCACTTGCTGCATCTCTCGGTTTCTGTGCTTTAGTTCCATACAAGAATGGAGATTACACAAACGCTCAATTCCAAATTATGTGGAAGGGGTTGATCCAATTAGCGCAAAGAACAGGTTTATATGAAACTATCGGTGTTCGCCCTGTTCATAAAGGCGAGTATGCAGGACAAAACGAATTTGGAGAAGATGAATTCAAGTTCTCACACGAATACGATTTAGAAGAAGTTGTTGGTTATTTCGCCTATTTCAAATTAACTAATGGTTTCAAGAAAACTCTATATTGGACTAAAGAACAATGTGAAGCTCATGGACACAAATACTCAAAATGCTACAATGCACAATGGGGTTCAAACTTTGATGCTATGGCAAGTAAAACAGTATTAAAGCAACTTATCTCAAAGTATGGACCTATGAGTGTTGATATTCAAAAGGCAGTTCAATATGACCAAGCAATCGTTAACGATGATGGTTCTGCAAATTATGTAGATAACCCATCAAACGAGCTTGAAGAACTAAATGCGACAAATAATGCTATTGAAGAAAGCGAACCTGATATAGAATAATCTGCCATTTACCAAACTAAAGCATTGAGAGTTTGATTCAAAGTTTAGATCAATGCTACCGAAGGAGAAAGCTATGGAAATTAAATGTATTACGAGTGGCAGTTCTGGTAATTGCTACTTGCTTATTCAAAATAACGAGTGTTTAGTGCTTGAATGTGGTTTGAAGTATAAATGTATAGTCAAAGCCCTAATCAACGCCACAATGCCCTTAAATCGTGTTTTAGGGGTAATTTGTAGCCACTCTCACAAAGACCATTCGCAAAGTTTAGCCGATTTTCAAAAAGTTGGCATTAAAACTGCTGCACCAAAAACAATAAAGAGTGATTTTGTAATTGATAGTGAACACCCAATAGATGCACATAGTTTCAGTTTTCTACCATTTGAAGTCAAGCATGATACCGAGTGCTATGGGTTTGTGATTGCCGATTCGCTTGATAATACACATACGCTATTCATAACCGACACAGGATATTTAGATTTGCCTGACTTTGTTAAAAACATACAATTTGATTCAGTTTATATTGAGTGCAACCACATTAGAAAAGCATTGGATAAGAAATACCAAGAAACAAACGATTATAAGTATTTAAGACAGGGTGCTTATCATCTATCACTTAAAGCGTGTAAGAAAATGTTAAAGAGCTTGGACTTATCAAAATGCAAAGAAATTAACTTGATCCATTTTAGTAAAGAAGTTGGTTATCCAGAACTCTGCAAGAAGGACATTGAAGAAACTTTTAAGATAAAAACGAACATTTGTTAACTTATAGTTTGACAATTTGTTAAGTGTAAAGTATATTTATTGCAAAGGAGAAAGCAAAATTATGAAAGTTAAAGATTTATTCACTCATTTGGAAGAACACAAGAAAGTCTGCAAAGAGTTAGATTTAGGAGAACCATATATTGATTACAGAATCAAGCATCGTGATAGATATATGGCAGGTTCTATTGATGACATGATTAGTGAGATTCAATTTGAGCTACATTTCAACCACGATGTTAAAATGACTAAAGCATCACTTATGAAAGCCATTAAGCAGAAAGAGATTAAAGATAGCGAATTCACTTATAAAGGTGTCACTATTATTTTCTTTGGTATTAAGTCATGAACGAGAGATTAAAAGACTTGTTAGCCAAGCCGACTACAACAGGAACTAATAGATATTTAGCAGCGTTGAATCGTTGCAAAGTCTATGGTAGCCAAGCCGACATTGACATATTAGAACAAGCATGTATTACTGCCGACATATTTGATGAAACACACAAGCTTAAAAAATAAGGAGAAGTTATGTTAACACCAGAAGAATTATTAAAAAGAGATGCAGACATTGATTTAGAAACAATGGTTAAAATCTTTAGAGCTGAATATATCTACATTTTAGACCATAAAGCCGAAGAAGGAAGTTATCAATCTACAAAGAAATATATAAGAGATATTAACATTGATGAGTTCACATTTGATTTCAATGGGAAAGAATTTATTTATCGCCCTGAAGGAAAAGGTTGCGAACAGCTTGAAATTAAAGAGTATGGCAAGACTTGGTGGACTGAAAACAACTTCCAATACGATGAAGATTATATATGTTATTAAGCTCTATAATAATTATTGGAATCACTCTTGGTTATTTGATTCTAATAGCATTACTTAGATTAAGCGAAAGGAAAGATATGAAAGTTATAAATTGTAGAAATTGCCCAAAGCAAGAGATTTGCGAACACGCACATAATGTTAAGTCTGTAAGCGAATGTCCTGAAATCAAAGAAAAAGAGCAGGAAGAAAGGGAGAAAGAGAATGAGAAATTTTGAATTATACACAAATGAAAATGGAGATTGTATTTGCGAAATGCTAAACGAAGGTTTAGAAGAATTACAAAATGTTGAAGGAGAACTAATTAGAATGGGATATGTAATAACAAATGTTAAAGGTTTGTTTATTAAATGCTTAAAAGTAAAGGACACCAACAATGACTAAATCATTAGAAGTATTAGACAATGTAGTTTTTGCTGCACCAGAAGAATACGATACGATTAAAAAAGATTTGGAAGTGTTGGAGATATTGAAGAAGCATTTATCTATTAAAAGTTTTACGCCTTATGAATACCCAGAATTGATTATATTGTCTGGTGGCGAAATGAAAGATGCAGAAGAAACAAAAAAAATTAAGGAGTGGTTAGAAAACGATGAACTTAAAGGTAGAAAAGGAGAATAAATAATTATGATCATAACAATTATAAGTAGTTCTATCACAAGAGTTGAAGCTGTTGAGTATAACGAAAAAGTAAAAGACTATAAAACTGATATTGCTAAATCAAAACATAGATTAGACAACCCATGGATAAATTGGTTTGTATGTCCTGTGTATAACGAATTCACAGGCGAGGAAGTGAGGTATATTAAGTAGTATGACAAAAAACGAAGCATATAAATTATTATTTGCATTAAATAGCATGGCTTGTTATAACGAAAATTGTGAATTGAAAGGAAAGAAAAATGAAAATCTATGAACTAAATGCAGAAAGAACAGTCGGTTTTAATAGCGATGGATATGAAGTAAATAAAGAAATCGTTGTTGGATATTATCTTCACAAAGAAACTGCCGAACACGATAAACAATTATATGAGAGATATTGTAATAAAAATGCCAACATTAAAGAAATTGATGTCTGTGAAATCAAAATAAAGGGAGAAATAAATGAAAACTAAATTACTATTACTATTGCCTGTCTTATTATTAGCAGGTTGCAGCGTTGCCGATCCAACATCAATTAAAACAAAGAGTGATGAAGCATACGAACTTGCATCTGCACAATTTGTTCTTGATTATCCTTATCGTTATGGCGAGTTCTCTTACACTTATGAGATTCGTAAAGAAACAATTTATAGAACCGATATTTATTGGCACTATGAAGCAAATTACGATTATCATGTCACAAGCTATTTAGTTGGGTTTGGAACTGAACGAACACAAGTTAAGGAGATAATGCCATGAAGTTTGACAGTATCGTTTATAGAATAATCTTTTATGGGATAGGCATTTCATTACTTGGTTTGCTAATCTCAATAACAATAGGTTTCTTAATATGATTACTGAATTACTATTATCTTTGTTAGCAGGGTTTATTGCCCTAATAACTGCATTGCTTATCTGTCGGTAATTGGTTAGCTTAATTGCTACTCACAATATACAGGTGTAAGTTCTCACGCTAAACAAAAGAACCACTACCAATAAATCATGAAACTCCTTACTTCACATAAAAGTCCAATGGTAGTGAGAGCCGAGCATCTCTATAAACTGCTCAATTAAAGGAGAAAACAAATGCCAAATTGGAAACAAATATACGCAAAGCAAAAAGCAAGTGAAGAACGAATTAGAAAACTTGTAGGACACTTTGAAGAAGATAGAACAGGAATCTATATGTTTAAGAGAATAAACGAGTATGGTGTAGTTTCGTTCTATATTGGAAAAGCCGAGAAACAAAGTCTGCTCAAACGCATGGCACAACATCTTACAAGTTATCAACACATTGATCTATCCATTCGCAAATATGGGTTATACGATTCAGTCAAGAACCCTTATGGATATAAAGCAATGATTCTAACCTATTGCGAACCTGAACTCTGCAACGAGCTTGAAAGAAAGATGATCCAACAATGTTTAGAAAAAGGTTGGGTGACTAAAAATGTTGAAAGTGGAGGAACTGCTAACAAGACTGACATTGAGATTCGTAGAGCTTCTAAAGGTTATCGTGAAGGGGTTGAATACGGATATAAAAAAGCGATTAGAGAGATTAAAGTTTATTTCAGTAAGTATTTAGACTATGGAATCAAAGGCAAGCCAAATAAACTGAAAGAACGCAAATACAATGAATTTAAGGAGTGGTTAAATGAAAAAGGTTGTTAAAAAAGAATTCTATTTTGAGACAAAAGACAAAGTCAAGTTTGAGTATGCTTTAGTGATTAACGGAATCACAAAAAGTGAGTTTGCTGAAAGATGTGGAATATCCAGAGTTCAACTCTACAACATTCTTGATGGTAAGTTCTCAATCAATGAAACAGTAATGAAAAACTACAAATCGTTAAATAGACACTTTGCAAGAAGAAGAAGATAACCCACTATACTTTAAAAAAGGAGAAAGCTATGACAAAGGAACAATGGAGAAGGTCTTACGGAGATGGGGAATGCACCGAAGATTATGTCTTATGGGTTAACGGAGAACCAACCGATACCTACATAAGTGAAGTATCAACCAAGTGCTATGCTCTATACATTGAAGGCGAAGAAGTCGGTTTATTCAACACAATTAAGGAAGCAAAGGACTACTACTATCACAGGTAATAGTCCTATTTAGGTTATGGAACAATTAAGTTTATTTCAAGCAGTATATGAGCCATTTAAGGTCAAAGGTAAATTGAAACTTATTGAATGTTTTGGTGGCATTGGAGCTCAAAGCAAAGCACTTGAAGTTTTAGGTGCTAATTTCTGTCATCACAAATTGGTAGAGTGGGCAGTTCCAAGTATCAAAGCATATAATTCTATTCACATTAAAGATTTCAACGATTATGCTGCAAATCTTACAAAAGAAGAATTGATCCAACGAGTTAATGGCATTTCAACCGACTATAACCAACCACTCACAATGGATCAACTACAAAAGAAACCTGTTGAATGGTTAGCCGATGTCTATAATAATATGGTTGCAACTCACGATTTATGCCCTGACATTTCAAGAGTTAAAGCAAGTGATTTAGAGATAGAGAGTGAAGATACAAGACAAGATACTTATATACTTACATATAGTTTCCCATGCCAAGACCTTTCTAACGCTGGAAAAATGGCAGGAATGAAAAAGGGTTCAAATACTCGTTCTGGTTTATTATGGGAAGTTGAAAGAATTTTGTATGAATTAAAAGAGCTTAAACAAAGACCAAATGTTCTTATTATGGAAAATGTGCAGGGGGTTTTAAGTGATTTAGAAAGTTGGAACTCTTGGTTAGATTCTCTTTCTGCACTTGGTTATTCAAACTACTATAAGAAAGTCAATGCAAAGAATTATGGCATACCACAAAATCGTTTAAGAGTTTTTATGGTGTCAATACTTGGAGATTATAGTTTCGTATTTCCAAGACCTGTTAAATTGAAATATCATTTGAAAGACTTTTTAGACAAAGGGGAAGTTGATGAGAAGTATTATTTGAGCGAGAAAACAATAAATCAAATCTCTGCTTGGAACTCTTATGAAAACCCTTTAAACCATGTGTTAGGAAAAGAGAGTGTATTGCCAACAATAACTACAAGAATTGCTGGTGGAATAAATGCAAGTATGAAAGTTGTTAGTGAGCAACTACAAGATACAACGGATATTAGATTAAAGCGTGGTTATTCGTGCGAAGTTAAAGAAGAACAACTACCTGCGATAACTACCGATGATAATTCTGGGGGGGTATTATGATTACTTTAACTACAAGACCTGACTGTGTTGGATTATGTGTAAATGACAAAGTTAAGCTACTTGGTGGTTTCGGTAATAAATGCAACAACGGAACTCAATATCACGAACAAAAAGAATCTACGATAGCGAAACTGTTGTAACTGCGATACCAACTGAATTCCACCCAAATTATGCGATTCAAGAGAAAGGTTGTATGAACAATTTAAGAATTAGAAAGCTCACGCCAACGGAATGTATGCGTTTAATGGCGTTTGAAAAGAAAGATACTGAATCAATGCGACAAATTGGAATGAGCGATAGCCAAATCTATCATTGTGCAGGAGATTCCATCGTGTCATCTTGTCTTATAGGCATTTTTGGAGAACTACTTGAAATTGACACAACAAAAGCAATAGAAGATTATGCAGAAAGGTTAGCAAATGAGTGATATAAAACTGTTAAATGGCGATGCTTACAAATTGATTAAAGAATTGCCTGACAAAAGCGTTGATTTAATTTATACGGATATACCTTACGAATACGAGAATGGTGGTAAAGGTGGAACTTCATTTATTGTTAGTGAAAAAGTAGCCGATACCTACCATAATAAAATTGTTAAGTTCTCTTATGGGATAGACTATGCGATATTAGATGAGTTCGTGCGAGTTTGTAAGTCTATATATATATATATATTTGGTGTAGTAGAGATCAAATATACCCAATTTCAAAGTTCTTCATAGAAAAGCATAATTGCAGAATAAATTATCTTGTATGGTGCAAAACTAACCCAACGCCATTTACAAACGATATGTGGTTGCCTGACTTGGAATACTGCCTTTGCATTAAAGGAAACGGAAGTCCACGATACAATGATGGCATAGAGAATAAAAGCAAGTTCTATCTATCGGCAAAGAACAAAGAAGATAAAGACTTATATATTCATCCAACAATAAAACCACTTGAAATGGTTAAGAAGCATATATTACATTCTTCAAACGAAGGCGATACGATACTTGATTGCTTTATGGGTTCTGGAACAACTGCTGTCGCTTGTAAAGAATTGAATAGAAACTTTATCGGTTATGAGATAGACAAAACTTATTACGATATTGCAGTTGATCGTGTGAATGGCATTACACAAAAAGAAAGGAAAGCTGGTTTTATCCAGAATAAATTATTTGAAATATGAACGGATTATATGAAGCTCGTTGTAAAATGATACGAGCAAAGAATAGTGGAAACATTAGAGCATATAGAGATGCTAAAAAAGGAGTAATTACGGAAATCAAAAATGTTAAAGTCGCTTTACTGAAACCTTATGAATTAAACGCAAAGTGTGATTCACCGAGAAAGCGTTATTATTGGAAAGCATATTGCTATCGTTGTGGCAAAGTATTCACAGTTAGAGAAGATAATTTGAAAGAGCAGAAATCGTGTGGTTGCTTGTCAAAAGGCTATCGTGCGAGATATTTGCATTTGAAAGGAAGATAATGGAAGAAATTAGAAAAGCATTAAGTCAGTTTGACATAAACGATAGTTGGCAGGTCAAAACATTTTTTGGAATAACTGACTATATCCAATTCAATAAAATATATTGTGTATCTCGTTGTAAGCACAACAATTTATGTCCTGATAGTTATGTATTGAGCAAAAACAATGAATACTTATATAAGGGTTATTCAAAAGAAGATTTAATAAAAACAATTTTGGCGATTAGATGACAGGTTTTCATAGTCCTGCATCTTCTAATAGTAGGGAGAGTGAGTTTGGCATGATTCACTCTTTTTATTTGCAAAAGAAAACCCCTATTGGAGTAAGGGGAAAGAAATTAAAGGAAAGGTAAAAGTTTAATTTTCTTTTTCAACAGGGGGGATAAGTTCCTGTTGTTTTTGTATGCCGACATACTTATCTTTTAACGATTGATCTAATTTATTCCAAGCCATTAACATTAACTTTTTTTCAACGATTTGTGGTAATGCAGTATTCATAACCCAATCATAATTTTTTAATCTTTGTGAGAAACCACTTGCAGTCCATAGCACGATTTGAAAGAGTGCATAAACCATTGATCCAAGCGAGAACCCTAAAAAGTTAAACATAAAACCAACTGACACAACCGACATCGCAATTCTAATAAGTGCATTTATTGAATCGGTTTTAAGCTCGTATTTTCTCTGGTTTTCTTCTTTATGAATTCCAAATACTTTATTGTGACTTGCACCGAATAAATTAGGAACTTGAATTCTTATTCTTAATAACTTTCTAATGACCTTTTTTTGCCATCTCGTTAAATCTTTACGCTTATTATATCCAATGCCTATAAACTTGCCTTCATCATCATAAAACTCGCTATAAACCATTTCGTTATTTTCAAGATTTTGTTTTCTAATGTTGTTAAGGTTAGTTTGTGCTTCATCTCTCGCAAACTTATTTATTGCTTGTCTATCGCCTATATTTTTATCTATTAAGTCTGCCCATGCTTTTGTTTGAGCTTTGTATCTGTTACTTTCCTTTGCACTCTTAAAGCCACCTCTACTAATCAATTTACAATAAGACAATGCTAATATCGTTGTGCAAATCGTTAAGCCGATTCTATCCGTTATTGATAGCGAAGTTGGGATAATCTCTACTGTGCCATAAAATATCCACCAAATCGCAATACCAAACGCTAATATGCCTGTTGTATATTGCCCTGCCTTATATGTTAGTGACTTAAACTTTTCATCAAATGTTTTTCTTTCTAAACTTAATTCTTCATCATTCATGTTGCTTTCTCCCTTTTATTTTATTTATGACTGCTTTAATACCCATTGTCAATGAGATACAAATAAGTAAGAATGGCGAACCGACAGGCGATAACCACCATAATTCACAAGTTGCTGCAAACCCTAAACACCATTTAGAAAAGTCTGTTCCATAAGTGATTAAACCTAATAATGCAGGTATCCAAACTTCGCAACCAACTATTGCCATTGAAATAAAAAATATAATCAAAGTTCTCCAATCTTGAACATTGATCCAAACCCAAATATAAGGGAATGTTAATAAAAACCATACCCATTTGAAAAACCTTTTTAGCTTATTTGGTTCTTCTTTTATTTTGGCGATTCTAACTTTTTGTTGCTCTTTGTATTGTTGCTCTCTCTCTTTGAATGTCATAAATTATCCTAAACAATCTCCATCGTTTGTATCTTCTTTTTTGAATTGTGATACAAGTTCTTCTTTCTTTGCAGTTTTAATTGCATCTTCTATCTCGCTACTTTTCTTCTCATAATTTTTGCTTACTTCATCTAAAACATAAGCACCTATTAAGCCGAATAAACCAAATAGCATTATCGTTGCCAAATCGGTAATAATCGCACCTAATAAGAAGAAGATGAGTGTTGTAGTTGCCCAACCGAGAACCAAAACTAAATAAGATCCATTTAATTTTTTCTTTGCAGTCAACCAAATTGCCAATGCCATTAAGATTAAGCCGAGAAAAACTGCCAACCCAATTTTAACACCATTTTGTTGAACGAAATACTTATCTGCATTAACGATATTGATGATTGCAAATGGAAGAATTATTGAACCATACTCGCAACCATAAGTTATATTACTAATTTTCTTGTATTTCTTTTTCAGTTCTACAACCGAGTTCTTTTTCTTTTTCATTTAGTTTATTCTCCAATTTATAAATCTTGTTTTGCATTTGATTAAGCAATTTTCCGTATTCAAACTCTAATTTTTCTTTATAGGTTTGTAATTGCGTAGTTGCTTCTTCAATTCTTTGCTTAATTTCAATATCTTTCTCTTTGCATTTTTCTAAATAATTATTAACTGCATCTTGCACATTTTTGTTATGCGAATTTTCAGCAATGGCCAAAACAAGCGTTTTAAGGTCATTTTGTGTTTCATTGAGTAATTGCACCTTTTCTTCCGTTTCGTGCTTGTATTCGCTTATTTGAGTGCTTAAATCGGTTTTTAGCGTGTCAAAGCGTGAGATTAAGTTTGTAAAATCAACTTTTAATGTGTCAAAGCCACTTTTTACTGCTCTAACTGTTCTTTTTCCAAAGTTTGTTTTTGATAGTGCGAAAAGTCCAATAGCACCAACTGTTCCAATGCTAACACCTGCGATCACTATTGGTTTGTCTAATAATGCACTACACCAACTGACTATTTCTTCCCAAGACATATTTCTTCATACTCCTTCTGTGAGATTTCCCCACGATTATATTTTAATTCAGTTTCAACTTTGAGCAATCTTTCTTCAAGTGCCGAAATAACATCTAACAATTTGTCATCAATGGTTTTTTCGTTTGATTCAGCTTGTTTTTGTAATGCCATTAAATCGGTTGCATTTTCAAACTCTTTAACCGATGCAACTTGAACGAGAATTCCGTTTTTGTAAATAAGTGATACTAATTTCTTCATAAGTTCTCCTTTATATTTATTATACTACTTCATTATGTGTATAGTATGTTGTATTTGGTGTAGGCGTTCCACGAAATGAGCCACCTGTTGAACTGAACATGTGTTGAAAAGATGCCGCATTTCCATTTGGTATCTTATATTCGTGGTTATAGTAATCGCTTTGAGTTTCGCTTACTTCTATTGAAGAACAAAAATTATACATATTATAGCAACTCAAAGTTCCTAAACTTTCAATTTGCGAAATGTTAGGAATTGTTGTTAAACTTTGGCAACTTTCAAACATAGCATAACACCCATACTCTTCTAATGTAGTTGCCGAAATTACAGGAGAGCAGACAATAGTAGAACCCGCAAACATAAACTCGTATCCATAATCTCCAACTGTTGTTGCTGGTAGTAATGGCGAAGTTAAAATAGGCGATTGATAGAATAAATAAGTAAATGCGTATTCTGGAACTGTGGTTAATTGAGTAAAGTTATTCTTTGAAAGCAAAGACATTATATTTCCATTACAAACAAACTCTCCATTCATTAAGAAATAATAGCAGTCAGTTTCACTTGTAGAAAATTGCTCGTTATCTCCAAAGAACTCTAATTTGTCGCCTACTGCCGTTGAAATACTTTGCCCTGCTTCTGTTAGTTGAGTGAGCGTTCCACCATTTTTGCGATACCATAAATCAATGTTCCAATTTCCTTCATCGTTAGCCCAATCAATATCTCCTGCACTTGCACAATACAATGTCAATGGCATTTCTTTATAATCAACGCCAACGATTTTATTTGAAGTGTAGTAGCGAGTATTAACTGTTGGAGTTCCCTTAAAAGTTCCACCTGTATTTGAGAACATACCATATAATGCTGACGAGCCGATTGTTCCTGTTGCAGCTCCATAAGGCAATCTATATTCGTATCTATATTCTGCACTTGGTGTAGTTGAGATTTTAATTTTAGAGCAATCTGTATACATATAAAGACAACAAGTTATTGGAATATCAATAATTGAAAGTTTACATAACTCGTTTAATTGAGAGCAACCCCTAAACATATATGAACAGCAATTTGATTCACCAGAAGTTGCTAAAATGTTAGGAGATTTTTCTATTGAAGTGCTATAAAACATATAAGAATAAGCACCTGACTTTATTAAATTGGCAGGTAATTCTCTTGGTGCAGTTATTAAGTTTGAACATTCCCTAAAGAAATAATAATATGCTCTAATTTTTAATGTAGTTGCAGGTAATAATAAATCTTTTGCATTTATTAGTTTAGTGCATTGGTAGAACAATTTTGCAAAACAATAATCATTCGGTATCTCTAAGCTCTCACAACTACTATCAACCAATGACATTATATTTCCACTTGCATTAACATTTCCTGTTGATGAAAAACTAATATAATTAGAAGTTCCTGTTGAAAAACTATCATTATCCCCATAGAACTCACAATAATCTCCAACGGATAAAGCAATTTGAGTGCCTAATGTATAAGCAGTTTCAGTTCCACCATTGATTGAATAATTAAGAGTTGGAATAGTGGTTAATGTGCCGAATATTGAAAATGCGATATTGGTTGATTCAAGTGCAGTAAAACGCAAACCCCCACTATGAGTTGGTTGGGGTGGTAATGATTCAGGGAAGATTTGAGTGTCGCCAAGATAGATTTTGACATCATTATTGCCGATCTTGACATTGTCTATCGTGTTTGATCCAATTTTAATTTTTGCCATATCTATTCATCTCCTACTATCTCGTTGCTTGTATAATAAGTTGTATTTGGGTTTGGAGTGCCTGTGAATGTTCCACCTGTTGAAGCAAACATACTTGTATATGAAGCACTAACTCCGTTTGGTATGTGGTAAGCGTTTTGGTATTCTCCTGTTTGAGTTGTTGAAAGTTTTATTTGAGAGCAACCCCTAAACATTTGTTCGCAGCAATTACTTGGAATTGTAGTTGCATAAAATCTTGGTAATTGAGTTAGAGATGAACAATTATTAAAGCAAGACTTTAACGAGCCAAAAGCAAAAGTTGTTATCTTGAAATCAGGAGAAGTGTTTAATAAATGCGATTCTCCAAACATAAGCCAAAAACAAAGTGGACCTACTGTATTCGCTACTATCTCTTTTGGTGCAGTTGTCATCGCTTGGCAACCATAAAAACAATCATCAAACGCGTTTAACCCTATATAATCTGCACTTATAATCAAATCTTCTGCCGACACAACAGGTTGATTGCTGAACATATACCAAAAAGCATAGTCAAGTATCGTAGTAATTGATTCAAAATCATTCTTACTTAACAACGAACGAATGTCGCCACTTAAATTGAACTGAACCGAACAAACGCAATATATAGCGCTATTTAAATTTGAGAATGTTTCATTATCTCCAAATAACTCTACAACATCACCTTCTTCAACTTCAATTTCTTCACCAAAACTAAAAGGAGTTTCAGCACCATTATTTAAGCGATAATTTAAGTCAATGCCTTCGTGTTCACTTTCATCATCACAAGTAAAACTAAATGTTCCACTTTCTAAAAAGGTCAATTTTAATCTTCCTGCAACTGTTGGTGGTGGCGTTTGGTGTTCATATACTTGTGTGCTGCCTAAAAACATCTTGTCAACTGTTTGGTTGCCAATTTTAAGGTCTATATTGTTTGAGCCGAGTTTTGTAGGCATGAACTACCCCACAATTATATAAAGTGTTGTGCTATCTGGTGTTGTTATTGCATCGTATTCTGCTTGTGTGCATTGAACAAACTTTAATCTTCCTAAAACTGTGCCAAGAACATTTTTGAAAGGTATATCGGCAATAGATTGTCCGTAGTTATAAACTGCTTGTGCATTTGGATATTGAGCGTTTGTTGATTCAGCATTAACAATGCTTGTTTTATTTTCTGTTCTTTCGGCATTATCAATGACATTTTTAATGTTTTGAATCGTGCAAGTATAAGTGCCATCGGTAATTGTTGGTGGAACTTTTATTTGTGTTGAGCTTACTTCAAAGATTTCAGTATTTCCTGCTAAAACGCTAAATGAAGAATCACTATCAACTTTTATCGTGCTTATCAATGCAGCATCATTACATTTAAGTCCATTTTCAAATTCGCCAAAATAAGTGAATAAACTTGAAATCTCTACTGCATCGCCATCTTCATAAAGTCTTAAATATGCTGGATCACTTGAACTTGTATCGTTAAACCATATTTCATCGGCAAAAATATCGCCTGTGAAAGTTTTATCTCCTGCGATAGTTTCGTTTCCTGCTTTATGAACAACTGCACTATCATCTGCTTTTGCACTTAATTGAGTTGTTGTTGCTTTTTCATCAAGAGCATTTTTTAAGTCAGTTTGGTTGCTTAATGTTCCACCGATTTGTCCCCAACTTACTGTTCTTTGAGTATTGATTTCAAGTTGCCAATTTGTGCCATCAAAACGGAAATAATCGTTGACTTTAACTATTGTTCCAACAGGTGTTGTTGATGCTTGACCTGTGTATTGAGAACCATAAGGTTGATAATTTGTGCCACCACTTGCTACATTTGTGACTATGAAATAATCTCCTGCTTTATAAGTGTATGGTAAAGTTGTTGGGTTGCTTGTTGGTAAACCTGTTGCACAATTCCAACCACTCAAATATCTACCAATAGCTTTTAAGTTGTTGATTTGATCTTGCAACTCTTTTCCCATGTTAGCCGATAATGGTTTGCTTGTATCTTGTGAATTTGTGTTGTTTACAATATCGGTAGTTTCAACTAATCTATCAACTTGTTTTGTAGTTATTGGGCCATAAGCGAGTTTCTTTGTATAAACTATGCCATAGTTCTTTGTAGTTGCACCGAGATAGATATTGTCATTTGTCTTTGGCAAAATATCGTTGTCGGTTTCTACGCCATCACTTTCAATTTTGAGATAAGCGTTGTTGCTCTTTAATAATAAATCACTTGAACCAATGTTCTCTAATTTGACAGTTGAAACTTTAGTTGTGGCATTTAATACATCGGTGTAAATATTTTTGATATATCCGTTTAAGAACCAATAAGAATTAGAACCGACACTATAAGATTCGCTGCCATTTGGAAGAATTGTTTTTGTGACAACATTACCAGCAGGATAAATGCGAATATCGTTGTTTGCAAAATAGATTTGCGATATATCGTATTCAATGCCTTTGAAGTTTGCGAATTTGACATTGTTTGAGAATGTTTTTGAACCTGTAATTGTTTCGGTAGCGTTAATGTGAATTGGTTGATCTAAAGCGACAAATTGCCCTGAAACGATTTTGCCATAAATTGTGTATGTGCCACTTTCATCAAGATAGGAAACAACTTGCCCTTCTGCAAGATTCAAAATGTCACTTGCGATTGCTAACGAGTTGGCATAGTTTCTTCTATTATTGATAACATATTTAAGTTCGTATGTTTGTATCGTGTCAACAAGATTTTTGTATTGAGAAAGAGTTATATTGATGTTGTTTTCTAAATCGGTTGTTTTGTTGACAAAGAGTTTAACATTGTAAGTGAAAAGTGTTGCTTGGTTTGTGTCAACTGCTCTAATTGACATCAAGAGATTTCCAGCTACATAAGTGACTGCACTTGTTAAATAGAAATATCTACCTGTATAAGTTGAGCCATCTATCGTAATATCTCCTGTGCTACTTGCAGTTATAATTTCGGTATCATCGTTTGAAAGAGTAAATGTTGCTGCGAGTGAATAATCACTTACACTTCTTCCAACAATGGCAACAAAGATTCTATTTACATTGTGGTTGTTTTGTTGGATAAAGCATGGAATATCACTAATTTTAATTGATCCATCACTATTGTAGATAACAAACATATCATTTTTAACACTCATAATTCATTCTCCTGTATATTAAATTATATTCTTTCTTTCCTGAATTGAAAATATATATTATATGTGGTATCGCTCATTGAATAATTACTTGCAAAATAGATATTTCCATCTTCATCTGCCAATGCCCAATTTGAAGCAGTGGTTGAGCTTTGTGGGATAATTGAAACAATAATTTGTTGTTTCATTAGCGAAGTTGTTAAGTTAATCGTTGCTGGTTTTCTTTCTCCATGAGCTTTAATATCTAAAACAGAGTATTGGAAACTATCGTTTGCATAATATAAATAGAACTTCTTTTTGCAGTCATCTTTTGAAATAATGAAATTGTTATTTTGCAAAAATGCTTGACCGATGAAATCTCTATTTTGTCTTGTAGGTAAAAATGCAAGTTCGTAGTTTAATGCAAAGACTTCATTTGGTTGTTTCCATATTTCAAGTTGCCTAATGTTGTAATTGCTTAAAGCAGGTATTTGTGGAAAGTCTTGTGTAAAACTTTGCGCATTAGGTGTATTGATGAACTTAATATCTATCTTATCAACGAAACCACTATCATTTGCATATTTAACAGCAGTTGTATAATAATTGCCACTTGTATATGTTGTCTTTTGCCCTGCCATAATTGGCGAATCAAAACTCATTTCAAAACAAAGCGAGTTTCCAAAAGCATATTTAACTAATGGGCAATATGTTGTATTGATTAGATTATCGTTGTCATAAGTCTTGACATTTGCATATTGCACTTCTTGGTCGGTATCATCAACGCCAAATGTATTTTTGAAAGCATGAAAACCTGCAATATAGTTAATATATGTATAAGTTTGATAATTACTAAAATCTTGTGTTGCTGAATAATAAACAAAGTCAACAATGTTATCTTCACTCTTTTGTGTTAATTCGGCAGAGATGTTGCTTAAACGCTTTTCATCGTTGATTCTTATTCTTCTTGAAAGTTCGTTGTAGTTTTTAACAAACGAAACCGAGCAGTTGATACAATTATCGTAGAGTGTATAATTTGCGACATTGAGAACCCATAGATTATTATTTTTATCAAGATATTT